TGTTGGCTATTGTTCTGAGTCAACCTAACTCCGCCAGGTCGAAATCCACCATCAGCTATTTGTCCGCCTTCTGATGGGGACACTACTAAAATCTCTTTGTAGTGCGTCAATAGGTCAATTCCCATATCTATCCACGATGGATGGCCTGTGCGAATTATGCGACAATCGTTATCGCTGAATGCCACGTAATCGGCATTGGACACCTTCAGCCCTATCAGATGATTGATGACGTGCCATTTCCAATAATGCGGTGCTGTTGGACCATGTGTCCACTCATCGGCCAATAAATCCTCCTCTGGGATACCAAACTCCGTGAGGATGTTGGGATGATCCTCACTATCCACTATCTGTACAGCAGATGGAAGATTGAATGGCGGCAATGGGTCAATTCTACCATGACAACGTTGGCGCACCACTATGACATTATCAAACTCGTATTGATTAGATTCCACCAGACCACGTAAATAGCCTGGCGCATGCAGCTTTTCAACATCGCCATAGTAACAGAAGGTGATAAAATCTACACCCATCCATAACTCTCCAAATGTGTCTTGTAGCTTGTAACTCCAACCAATTCCAACAGGTTATCAGGTAAATAAAGTGGACTATGCTTCCACTCCCAATGATCAGCTTGTAGATGTTCTATGGCCTGCTCCCTAGTCAAATATAATGGACGTGTACAATGTAGTGGCACCATCAAATATCTCTCTTCACCGCCCCACAAATTTGCTTGGTTGCGAACTCTAGCAAGCCAATCATCTTTGAAACAATTAGTCACATCCCACAGAAAGCCACTTGATGGGCTGATAGATGTCAAATGTGAAGCCCAATCATTCGCCAAATGCACATCTGTGGTATGACCTCTTTTGATAACAGAACCCCTAGGAAACACCCGATGCACCAGCTCTGGATACCAACGAATGCGTTGGAAATTCTGCTCTACCTGTAAGCGGTATACCAAGATATTATCATCATGCTTCTTGTGGATATAATGTATTTCATCCCAAACATGATATGCAAGTCCAGGGCTGTATACTTCATCCGCTTCAAAATGCCAAATCACATCACCTTTGCATTGTTTATGCAGTAGATGTGCCTGCTCAAGACACGCCCCACCAATTCCAGGGATCCACTTGCCTTGCAGAACTCTAACTCCCAAATTGGACAGTACTTTAGCTGTCTCATCGGTAGACTCCATATCCACCACTACCATCTCATCTACATAATATCGTATGGCATCTATGGCCTCCACAAATGGATAACCGCCTTCCACGCCGTTATGTATGAATGTAAATCCTGACACCAATATTGGACTCATTATGCATCCCCTAATTTAACAACTATATTCACACCCTTCTCTATTAACCATTCCAATGAAGCATCAGGACTGAAACCACTAGCTATCAATGCTTTAGCAGCAGCACTTACTCTACGTTCTGCCGCACGAACACCTTGTGTAGTCCCCGCACGTGCATACGATGCCCCTAATTCATACTCCAGCACCCACAACCTTGTCCAATTATCATAGTCACTAGCTGGTATACCTGCTGCATCAGTTAATATGTAATGAGCTTCTATACCAACATCCGTTGCATATATACCTGCACCAGGCTTATAAATTATTGAACCATAAGCCATATCTATTACGGATTTTGGAAGTTGCTCACCAGCCTTGGCGTGATAATATGTAAGTTCGCCACTATGATATTTCTTGGCCTTCTTGCCCACCAAACGTGCTGTGATAGGCTTCTTCTCAACTGGCTTCTTGGTAACAGGTTTTCCCTTACCAGCCTTACCACTACCAATAACTCTATGTTTCTCTCCAGTGTGAGTACCTTCTGGAGGACTATACCATCCACTACTAGAAGAACCTTTAAGTGTGAGCTTCATCCCACGCACTCCTTCACAGCCTTGAGTACCATCTTTCTGAAGCCGTATTTGTTGCATATCATATCCCTGGCCCGCATACCCATATCATACCACCGCTGGTAATCATCTGCCAACATTTGACGCAACTTACTAGCCATCCCATCATATGGATTGGATATGCATACCTCATCACCCCAAGGCCACATATCGTACACCTCTTCTGTCAGCATTGGTATTCCATACGCTGCAAACAGTGCCCAACGCAATGGCTCTTGGAATGGATATTGATCTTGATGTATGTTGAGTGCAAATTTGGAATGCTTTAACACCTCATCACGGTTTGGCGCTTTATCCCAGGGCCAACAATTTGGCCCAATGTATCTGCGGTCGAATTGATTATATAACCTAGCCCTACGATCAGACACATATGACATATGGACAAAGTCATAGTGCCGGTAGCTTATTTCCGATGGATGCCCAAGATCTGGATGCGAGCCAAGCACCACAAATCGCAACATGGATTCAGTTGCCAGTCGCTTATCACTCACCCACACATCGTCTAGCGTGCGCTTATAGATTTTATCTCGATTGACCTTGGCAAAGTTTCCTACACCATCCAGGCCAGATGTACGCTCCATAACCCAATAGCCGGATGGGCGTTCCAAACACCAATGCACTAGATATGCACTGTGTGGTTTATCAATTTGGTTGTTGATGTGTGGCTCCCATTCACCATTTATAGGTGTAACGATGTACACCAGTGGCTTACGAACATCCACTTCATCCACATAGCACGTCTCAAACTGGGATAGCTCTACCAGCTTCCAAAAATCGACATATGAATCATAGTTGTATCTAGTCTTAACGAAAACTATATCCATCATTAATCCCTATATCTGACAGATATGCCAGCCTTCCCAGATCCAACAGCTCTGTGTTTCTCTCCAGTATGAGTACCTCTACTTGGAGCATATCATCCACTACTAGAAGAACCTTTAAGTATAATTTTCATTCACACAACCCACCTTGTAACCCATCCTGGGTATACTGGAATCCAAACCGTCATATCCGGCCATCCTCGAAGTATGGATGGTCACCAATCAGATGCTCTACATCAAACCGGTTGAATGGCTCTGGACGCCAAAATGGTTTACCCGTCTTATCATCACAGCCGTTAGTAGGATGTACACCACATTTGTGCTTCTTGCCAAACTTCCAGTCACGATATATTGGATACCAATTGCGTCTGAATTCTGCACGATGGCCATGGATCTTGGATTTGTATAGAACCAAAATTGTGCTCTGTGCATAACCAAAGTGATAGAACCCCATTCCTGGTATATACCCATCACCCTTACCACTGGGCTTTATGATTCGCACTGGCATACATGCATCCCTACACACCCAATTCACCCCACACCAGAAATGAAGGGCATGCGTTCTGTAATCCCTAGCATCGTTCTCCCAAGCAAAATCTAGTGCCTCTGATAGCACATCCAAATCCCAAACCTCATCAGAATCGTTCCACACGATTAAGTCAGCACCTTGTTGTGTCAAATAATTTACACAATAATCCCTATGAGTACCTTCTTGCCAAAATTGATCCACGTCGTGCCACACAACTATATCAAAGCCATCTGCTATGGCTTTCAACTCATCTCTGGACTCCCCATCAGGCAGTTTCGTATTGGTTATACTGCCATGGCTAGGATGTGGTGTGTAGAATATGTGATATTCATCCACCAATGGCTCCACTGAGCGAATAGCCCATTTAAGCCACTCTCTACCATAGTGCAAACCACAATAAGCCACTATTTTCATACTACACACTCTCCAAGGTAAGGGGATGGGCTTTTACACCCATCCCCAAACTTAACAACTTGCTATGGCGTTGGAAGCCACAGTGATCCAGTAGCAGGCGTATCCGTGCACGCCATACCCCAACTTCCAGGCATATAGCTGGGCGCTCCACCAGGCATATAGTCTGGCTGATGCGTATCCGCTACGATTGGCTGCAGCTTACGCGAGCAGCATACATCCGCGATTCGTGCGCATGCCCAAGGCGCACTCAAGTAGATTTCAGGAGATGTGCCTACAAGTGCCTTTCCGCACCACACATCCTCCAGGCCTTTGAACGCAAACCGGCCAGCGTTCTCCACCCTGATTCCAGTTGCGGCATTAAATTTCTTCATCAGGTTGGCAAAGTCAGACAAATCCAGGTACTCACCATACATGGTATCGCGATTGCCGATGCGTCTGGTCAACAGATATATGTCGGCGCAGTAGTTTGCATTCGGCTTGGTAATGGTCAGGGAATCATCGATGATGATTGGAATGCTACGACCAGACTTGAGCGAGATGGTACCAACTACCTTGCGACCATCCCACATAGGGCCACCGTTCAAGGATTTTCTGTAGTTCAAGATCTGCGAGCGCAAGGCTTGGTCAGTGACGTCATTGGCTGTAGTGACTCCACACACGCTATAGCAGGCAAATGCATCCAGTAGACAGGTCGCCAGGAACCGTGTGGTAAACAGAACCATATCTGTATTTGAGATAGTGCCAATGGTTTGGGCACGATACTCAATGTCACCAGTTAGTTCTGCCAAGAAGTCAAAGAAATTTCCCCATCCATTGATCGCCCCATCCAGATCGTCATTGTTCCATGGAATCATGTAGGAATCTGCATATGGACACGGTTGACCATTGTTATCCGTATAACCTGTCCTGATTATGGATTCCAATCCATTCATCTCATACGCGTTCTGGTGGCTGCCATGCACTGCGTCGTGTGCAATGTCCTGGGATAGGACATTCATTATGCCATTCAGCTGCCATTCAAACTCGTCAGTGATGGGAGTGCCATTCACGCGCATTATTCGATCTGTTTCACATCGCTGTTGTGTGTTGTGTGGGCCAAGTGGGTCAGACTGACGATGATACCACGATGTGTGGCATATATCAAATTGACACTCGCCCCACTCCCATCCTAGTGGGAGCTCACATGGTGATCCAGCGCCTGTAGTGCAATCTTCAGCACCTTCTCCACGCCACCACGGTATGATCTGCACAACCCTTTTCCAAATCTGGTTGCGTCGCCATCCAAGCCAGTTGAGGATACCCCCAGTCTCAATTTGCAAACCAAAGATGTCCCCAGCAAAGCATGGATCAAAGATGCTGTTACGACCATAAATGGTCGGATTGGCCAGATTGGCATACGTGGTGGTCCAGTTTCCCTTCATCTGCGGCGTCATCTGTGACATGATGGGAACGCCACCATTATCACGTCTCATAGCAGTAGCAGTCTGCATAGTTGCTACTGCTTGAGCAAACCTGGGATCATTGAACATGGTCAACAGGTCTTCTGCCGACAGGTTATCAAACTTGTTCATTATAAAATCTCCTTGTTAGCATCTAATTCTACTCATCGCCGACTGGATTTCCCACAGCCATGTCCGTCAGGGATGCATATGCACGCCCATCAGAATCATAGATGGCAAATCCTTCCGGTGTGGTTGGCGCTACCACTTGGTTAACACCTGGCTCCGCCTTGAATGCTGTAGGCATCGTTGTTGCCTGTGCCTGTGACTGGGCAGCACTCCTAAATTGTGCCGCATTCGCAGCCGTTTCCAATTCAGAAGTTCCATCCATCACAGCACGTAGACGGATACGCTGCGCCGGTGACATATCGCCTATCACTTGCTTGATTCTAGTGGTATCATCAACGGCCACCTGGTTGAATGTTGCTGCAAACTCTTTGAACATAGTACTCATTGAGTCCACAGTTTCTTTCAGTTCAGCAACATCAGCCACGATTTTAGCCAACTCTGGCACCTCTATCTCTACATCTTTTAGCATGCCCTGGACTTTGCCAGCCACCGCTTCAGACAGTAACTCTATAGATTGTGCCATCTCAGGTACAGTAACTTTCGAATCCGCTTCAGGCACATCCAAGGCCTGACGCATAGACGTCATAAATTCCTCGGAGGACATATCCTTCATCCTCACCAGGTCTTTATCCTCTACACCAGCCAAGAATGCATCTACGACCTCTTCAGGAAGCTCAGCGTCGATCAAACGACTACGCCACTTGCTCCTGATTTCCTTCATACTAATTTCACTCATGGTTTATAGCTCCTCACTTGATGTTCATTCATTGACAGTGTAGGCTGTAATTGCAGTCTGTCTCACCGCAGGTTTGTCCGTGACGCTAATATCAAACGTCATTGATTTGAGCACCTGCAATCCAGCCAACATATTAGGTTTGGCGTAATACGTCTTGCACGTTGGACACACCGCACCCAACATATAGTTTACCAGTCGAACAGTCAAACCGCTTCCACATTCTGGACAATGGCCTGCTGCCTCAACTGTATAAAAACCTCTTGATACTTTCCACCTACCAGTATTCCTGGCAACGTTGTCTTTCATAGATTGGGCAAATGCTGTATCATTCCAGATTCCTTTGTCTACCGCCCAATTGCCAATCCTAGCCATACTGGTACACTTGCCCAGTTTGAAACCACGTATATGGAATAGCCTCAGTTCTGGATATTCTTTGGTACGCTCTGCACGAGCAATATCCCAATCCATCGCCTTGGTAGTGAACAGCTCTTGCTGCAAATCCCACGCAGCCGCTGTGGACACTGCCAGCCAGCCATCCTTTCCATCAGCAGTCTTGTATGTAGATAAGGCACTACCGTCAGCAGTAATCTGCTTCAACAATGCTTGCAAAGCAAACTCTGCGGATGGGATGTTGCGTAGTGCATCCGTGAGCTCTTTGGTGACTTCCTCTACTGACTCTGGTTCACTACTGGATGACTTTGGTTGCATAGCTGCACCGCACTTGGGACACTTAATCTCCATACAAGGCGTTCCGCGTTCGTGCGTTGCAGTTGCCCCACACTCTGGACACACGCACATATCCACACCGCCATCACCTTGCTTTGGACCACCAACACCTTGGCCCTCCCCCCTATCCTTCTGCTGCACATCCTCCACGTGTACATACAATGCGCGCAGATGAGCCAATGCATCAGCATGAGTAGGATGGCATTTCACGATTTCTTTTGGATCATCTTTAGTTCCCTTGACCACACAAGTCTCATCTTCCCGTTTACGTAAGAAATACGGCATCACACACCTCCCAACCCTATGAATGGCGGAACCTCTACACCTATAGGCACTTCAACAACTTCCACATGTCCATCTCTGGACAGACAAACTTCACAACTCTCCTTGGCCGGATTAACCACCCAAGTTGCCTGAACTGTCTTGATGCCCTGGTCTGGATCTTCTCCAAGCACCTCCATGTCCCATATACATCCACACCTATGCCAACACGGTGCAGACTCATCACCTGGGATGTATGGCAATATGATGTTGGGAGTGCGTCTAACGTTGGGTGCAAAGTACCCCGCTTGTGCCTCATTAGCTAGAGTATTTCCAGCATCACCATACAAATGTGCCCTAGCCTGTATAGCCTTCAATGAAATGGTATCACGATTATCATAAATGGCCTGAGAAAAGCCATGCACCCATCTGTACTGCTTCTTCAGTTGAGCACCCACCTTGCCCCAATCAGAGGAAGTCATAGCATCCCAATCACCCTTGCCAATGGCAGCCGAACCAGTCAAATACAAGCGCAATCTGGTACGCATATCCTCTTCCCACATCCCAAGTGTAATACGTCCATCGTACAGATTCTTAGCCAATGCATCCATCGATCCATTGAAGGCAGTTTTGCGTGCCAATAAGGCTGCTGCCTTAGCTGCATCCGCAATAGGGCCAGCCACTTAGACACTCTCCACATACGGAGCCAATTCTGGAATAGTTCTCCAAACAGCCATCTCAGCATTGATGGCCTTGCGCGTCACCCGTGCTCCACGATCCACTTCATCATCGGGGATAGGATGGCCTGATATATTGGGTTCTAGCTCATCCTCTTTCATAACCACATCCAATGCAGGATCAACCACGCCAGCAACCCATTTCTCCAACGCTGCGTGTCCGTACCCTGAAACGCTTGTATCTTCTGTAGATATGTCACCACGCCTTATGAATTTGGAAACATCTCGTAACACTATAATTCTATGTGCACTGGCAAACATAGTACCAGGAATATCATGAATCTGTACATCATCTGGATGCACAAATCCTGTAACGACGCCACCACCAGCTTCTGCGTACACTTTGGCATTGCCTGGAGTATCATAGAAATACACGCCAGGACCAAATTGTCCCTCGGTGCTTGGCCTAATGACTTTCAAACCACCAGGCCCTGTACCTCTAAATACGGGAACATATCCCAAACCTTCCAACTGGCTACGTGACATACTACCCAATGCGCCAACTTTCTCTCCAACTCCAATATGCGTACCTTTGGGTGGCCCATACCAACCACTAGAGGATGAACCTTTCATAGTGATAAGCTTGGCTCCACTCAACCGGCCAGCACGCCATATAAAGCGTATCACATCTTCTAGATATTCCTTGTGGATCTCGCCGGATGTGATGGCTATGCGTTCATCTCCAACCACCCACTCTGGAAGCACTTGCTTATCGGCCAGCAGCCGTTTGAACGTCTTTATGTCTATGGCAGCTTCACCTGCTTTTGGGAAAGCCAATGGCAAATATGCCTCAATCCACGCCTTGGCGATATTTGCCGCCACCATATCCTCTTCAATATCTTGGGTGTCGAATTCAAACACGACATCCTCTGGCAACTCAGCATTCAGGCTACGCTCCACCATAGTGATGAATTCTCCACCACCCTTACCTCTGGCCTTGAGATGCTGCACCTCTGCTTCTGATGCTGTTCCCAGTGCGCCGGTGGAGATAGCCCAAAACTCACGCGTGTCCACACCAAAGTCCAGCGCTAAGGTGTTAACATATTGTGCCACAACCGTTTGACGGTCAAATGACTCTGGAATGGCTGAGAACGACTGAATAGATATTTCCACCTTGGCTCCAGGGTTGTTTCCCACTAGCCATAACACCTGTGGAAACGTCAAACTGTTGTTCTTCTTACGCTCTGCCTGCCACATCGCAATGGCTTGACGAAATTCTTTGTCAGACATTCCAGTCACGGACGCTATACCCTCCGGTGGCAAGTTGGACAATTTCTCAGCATCGTAGTCGTGCAGGGCCATCAATAATTTGGCTGCCCGTGCCGCCCTGGACGTGGCACAGTAGCCCATCCCATGAGCAACTTCATTGGGGAGGGGCATTGATGCGAAATGGATGAACATTCCAGGCTTATACCAGATCTCCTGATTGGTAGCTGCTGAGTAGTAGTACATCGGACGCTTGGGATTGCCTGTCATCTTGCAACATCTAGTATCAATGGTAGCCAAATCCGACATCTTGCCCCATTGTCCACCACGCCGCGTCACGTCCCACCATACACCATTGTCTTGCGTATAGAAATCTATGGCGCTGGTACCAATGAATCCACCCCACTCATTCCCAGACAAATATCTGGTTCTGGACAACATCTGGGATACCTGGTTGGCGTTGTTGCGGCCACCTTCCACCTTCCAAGTCATGGCCTGCATCTTGGCCACCATAGAATACACAGCACCAGCCAGGATCGGTTCTTCCTTCCATATAGCGTCCAACCACCGGCTATAGGCCACAGTGCCACGTTTGGGAATACCATCACTTTTGCCTAATGCCTGGATGCTCATAAACATGCCAAGCACGCCTGCATCCTCAGATTTGGTGTGCACATCCAGACGGGTGTCAGCTTCACGAGCAGCTTTGAATTGCGCTTCTGGTTCTGGAACAGTCCTCAGTTGGCGAAATGCTTGCCAGGATTCGCCCAGGTCTGTAAAGAACTCGGCAGCGTTATTCAGCAAGGACATTTTGGGATACCTCGTCCATCAATCTGGTCAACAAATCCATACTCTGCTGTATAGTTTCTGTATCAATATTCCTGATTGTGTCCATATCTATAGCATCTGGTGATACATAATATGGCGATTCTACATCCGGCTTATAGCCATCACAACTGAACACGTGGCACCCAGAAAGTGTCATGATAGTATTGTCGTGCATGACCTGAATTAATGGACAGTTACCAACATTCAAGCAGGAAGCGCACCGCTCATCCTTCCAAACGATGTGCTCTTTCAGTCCATTGTTATGTTCTGGATTTATAAGGTCTGGCATATCACTCTCTCTTGGTAAATGCTGTCTTACTTCCAAACCAAAAACCTAGTATTAGCATGGCCGCTGCCCATAACTCCTGCGGCACTGGACGTTCCATCAAATACATCACACAAATGGTTGTCACCATTCCCAATGTAACCAAACTCTGCACAATTATACTCTCTCGAAACAGCTCCCAAAATGGTTTCCAAGTACTTTTAGTGAACATGTAACTCCTCCGCTGCTAAAATACTACTCCACTTCCACCCGATGTCTCTTCCCAAAATGCCAATACACAAGCATCTCCATAGTCAGTAGATCGCCCATGTCGTGTCTTCTTACGCAAGATGTCCTTAGACTCCACACAGATAGTCAAATATCCATGAATGTATCTAGTCTCATATCTGGGAGCAGCCAAATCCCCTAGCAGGTAGTCATTTGGACACAACGCTACATCAGCACCACTATCAGGATCTAACATCTCTCGCATATTCCACCATGCAGCATCTCTCACACATCTAAATCTAAACGTTCCAGTCTTATCTGTACGGGTTGTCCCACCACCCATATAGATCTGAGCCAAGTTCATAGACGGGTTGGCCCAATCTATCTCCTGGGCCAATATATCGTATATGGAAGCACCTAAACCTGAATCCATCTCAATGTTAGTCAAATGAGCATGCATGGCAAAGGGCTTCAATTTTCCTGCCGACACCGGAACAGACTGTTTGGCATATACATACAAATTCTCTAACCTATCCCCTACCCTATCTGCAAATACAGTCTTATCCTCACCCATACGCGCGGAGTCAACTCCAATCACACGCTTGCTCAACCCTGCACCTGGACTGCCAGCTTTCTCCCACTGCCTATACCGTTCAAATGCAGCTTCAACCCACTCCAATGGAATGACACCTTCACTGGAATCTTGAGCAAATTCTCCAAGAACGCGATTCTTGTATACTGCTGAATGAACTCCCCACTGGCTCTGGCGTTCCTCTGCCCATTGAGGAGATATGCGATTAGCAGCTATGGCCTCATCCAAAGTCACATGTCTAACTATCCAATCATCATAACCTGCTTTCTTGGAATGAATGTCATAGAATCTGCCTTGGGGTGGGCCTGGTGTAGATATGGCCAACCAAAAGCATTCACCACTACCGCCGCCTATGGTCGATGTGCCTTCTGTGGCAAATGCGCCCTCAGCAGCATCCCACATGGATGGCCCAACACTCTTGCTTTCATCAAATATATAGAACAACCTACTGGCGTGCGCTCCCTCAATGGATGCGGCATCTCCAGACGAAACAGCAAATGACTCATTCCAACCCATCCCAGACCTGATGCGAAGCGAATGGACCATCATCTCATCGTGGGTGTATGGATCACGGCCAATGGTGTTCCAATCCAACAACTTGGCAACTTTGTGAATTTCCGGCCACAGAAACTTTTCCAACTGCCGCCACACACTAGCTAATGTGGGTGCTGTAGCATCATCCTCAGTGGTAAGGATAACATGATGGACACAAATTGCTGCTATCAATGTTTTGCCCAGACCATGTGGGCCACGCATAGCTACTCTACGGTGCCCCATATCAAACCAAGCCAAGGCTTCCTCTTGGTAAGGTGCAAATGTTGGTGCTATCTTTGGCATACAATCATACACAAACGCCACTCTGTCATCACGGTAGGTGCGTTGGAATTTGGCAAATTTTGTACTATGCCCAACATTTATATAGACACCTCTGGCAAGGTCAAGCAACCCTTTTTGCTTGCCACCCGTGCCAAGACCTCTTTGGTGCAATGCTACATCTGGAAATACTGTCAACTCAGCTACCTATCCTGTGCCCATGCACGTTCAGCTCACCCACGATCACGCCACCAGCAGCTGCCAGAGTGATGGTTATGGCCGATGAGGCATCACTCTCTTCCTCATACAGTGGAAGGAAGCCTGGCCCACCACTCGTTATGTCCCAAGCATAGTCAAATCCACCACCGCCCATAGTCATCCGGCCACCTGTGGGCGCAGCTGAATATGACCAACTAAGACCTGAGAAGACGTGTCGTCCAGCCCTGAATGTGATAGACACTGCTGTATTGGGTACAGATCGCGCGTGTAATGATGGCCAAACTGTAGTTGGCTTTATGGAAACTTCACCATATGGCATCCTTATTCTCCTAAATTCCCTAGAAATATAAGAAAAACAACCAATATAACGGCATATTCGCACAAAAACTTTGAATTATTCGCGTCT